TCAAAAGAATATCTTCTTACTAATGTATTATATGAAGCTGATGGATTATTACCTACATAAGATTTTGGTGCTTCAACATGATTATTAAAATATCTTTCTTCCAACGGTTCAGTCCATAATCTAAATTCCATTAATGAACCAGTTAACTTAGATGCACTAAATGCTGTAGTAGAACCTCCCCCGATAAATAAATCACCACTTCCAGTCCAAGCCGCATTATAAGATTGTGTTACTGCATGCGAACCTGTAATTGTTAATGATGTTTTAGATGAATGTATTATTCTATCTAATCCCGCATCATATTTTTTAACAAATAAATCATAACTAAATGCATCAGCTATTGTATCTGTATTTGTAGAAATTTTTCTTAGAGACACATCATCCCAATAAATTGTTGAACCTGGTTTTCGATTTTCAAAACGAACACCAAGTCCTGTTGTATTATCAAATTTTATAGTTTTAGTTATTTGTATTTGACTCCAATCTGTCTCATTTAAACCAACTTGTTCAGAAGTTTTAATTCCACCATCTAACAACGGATAATTTTGTTCATCATCCCAATTAACAACATTACCATTAGTATCTAATTCAAAGACAGTTAAACTTCCCACTGAATCAACAGCACTAGAAGAAACTTTCGCGTAAGCAGAAAATTTATAAGTATCTCCGGCACTTACACTGACAACTGATGCTGCATAATCTGATAAAGTTGCTTCATTTTTATACAAATAAGAATATGAAGTGGTATCAGATCCCACATCAGTTGTATTTTTATGTTCTAAACTCTTAGTTCCTGTTCTCGCAACATTTGAACTACTAACTATTTTTACACTACCTCCTGCAGCACTATTACCTCCATCAGTAATAAATGGTGGATTAAATAGTGAACCGGTGTCAAATGACGGAAATGAAAATAATTCAAGATTTACTTTTGATTTTCGTAACATTAATGAATAGTATTCACCATCATAAACTGGTAATAATGAAGAACTAACTTCTTTATAACCATCAGATCCAGATAACATAAACGATACTGTACCATAATTATCTGTTGAACCATTATCTTTTAATTTTACAGCCCATTGTGTATCTTTTTGAATAAGAACTTGATCTGATCCACTTACTGATCTAAATCTTAATTCTATTGTTTCTGGTTTTCTACTCGTTGAATCATCATCAGCCCAACTACTTGAAACGTATTGTTCACTTCTAAATCCTAACGCTTTAGTAAATTTTCTAGTTATTTCAAACGTATCTCTTTGATTTGATTTTTGTAATCCACCATATTCTCTAACTCTTAAAATAGAAGATGGTATACCATAACAATTTAATATAGCTTTTAATGAACCAACAGTACCCTTTGATTTAAGTATATAAGGCATACTAGCTATTAATCGTTTTGTTATTTCTTTAGATATATCTGCTTCTGGTGGTGAACTAATAGAACCTGATGTATATAAGGAATAATCACCACTTCCACTTACTTTCTGACCAAATCCTATTCTACTTAAATCTAATAAATCTTTACCATCTTGCATATCCCAACCTAAAGATTTAGCTAAATTATAAATCAAATCTTTAGAAAATCCTTCACCCAAATCATTTTGTCTATCTGTTATATCTGATACTGCTTTTGTGTAAGTCCATAATTCATCAAATTGTTGACCCGTCATATCCATAAAATCTAAAAACTGTTTATTACCTATGTCTTCTTTTATATGTTTAGGTAAAAAATTAACTAATCTATTTGGGTTATCTCTATCATATAATGAAGCACTATATAATTGTCCAGTTTGTGATGGTATTGATCCATACCAATTAGTAAACGCTGTACTTGAAGCGCTTAATGGTTTATAAGGTTCAGCATAAGACCCACTTCCAGTTTTCGGCCATGATGCGTCAAGTGTTTCTCCCATAGAACTAGATTTATAAGAAGAACTTATATTATAAAGATAACTTTCATATCCATCAAAATTACTTTTTAATAATCTTATTTTATTATCATATGAAAGTAAATCATTTTCAGAATTTGTAACACTTACTAATGAAGCACTCTCCTGTATATATCCATCTAATAGACTTATTTTATACTTAAAGTTTTTTAATCTTTTTTCAGCTGAAGAAAAGTTAATATAGTTTTCATAATTAGAATAGTCTACATTTAAATCAATAGGTTTTTGACTACCACTTATAAACTTATCTTCTATTTCTTTTTTGAGTCTCGCATCTGATGTGATTAAATCATCATAAGTTTTTAACTCAGTAGACCGTTTAGTTATAGGTGATTCTACCGAAACTGAATCTGGTATCTTTAATACTAATACATCTTCTTCTTCTTGATCATAAGGAAGTAATTCAACTGTCTCAGTTAATTGTGGTAATATCTCTCTTACTACAAAAACATTATCTTTTTCTTCTATATCATCAGGTAACGGTTCATATAACTTATAAATCACAGAATGTGGATAATTCGGAAATAAATTAGTATCACCAGTTGCGTTTACAGTTAATAATATTTTATCATCACCAAAGTGTAAAAATGTACTTAAATCTCTTTTATCCTTATGTTTAAAAAGAATACTCCATTTACTAAAATTTGCTTCGGCAGATGTTGCTCGTGAAGTATCTTCAGTAATAGGTACTTCCTGTATTTTAGCTAAAATTTCTTCATAACTACGTTCTACTGATATTACATTATCATTTACTGCAGTAATTCTAGTTACATACGGACTTAATATTGGATTTTTAGCCATTGTATTTCTTCGCTATATCTTTAAAAACGTCTTGTCTAGGATAAGTTTTATTTAATACTAAATTATCTCCTAGTCCTGAAACTATATAACCATTTACAATATAATTGTGATTACCATTTACAATATTATGACCATCTACTTCTAAATTATAATATTTATCAATGAATTTATTTATTATTTCAAACTCTACCTTTGAATCTTGTATTTCAGACCATCTACCATTGTGGTATATTGGATGATCAATAGCTCCAATAAGTTCATCATAATCAAACTCCTTATTAGTAAGCTTTGCAGTGGTGACAAAATCATTAACATCATGAACTAAAAAGTCTGTAACAGTTCCTTGAGAATACTCTTGTATTTTCTCATCAAAAGTTAAAATCTTATCTCCCTCTTTTATGTTAACAATTCGTTTATATGTTCCATCAGCCATGAACACTAATGCGGTTTCTGTAAAACATTGATTTGTATATGGATCAGAAGAACCAGGACCAGTATATGTATATGATGGTACCCACTGATTAATATACCATCTCCACTCTAAATCACTAGAATATTGTCCTTCATATGTTCCATCAGTTGTTGGTGGAGCTGTTTGTTGATAAGTATCTGGATCAGAAGGATCTGTATCAACATCTTGTTCTCCGTATGGTGGAGGAGGACTTGTTTTCAATGGTTGAGAAAACACTTGGTGAATTGCAATTACACCATTCGCAACCTGCGGAGGAAAAGATTTATTAGGGTCTCGTGCGGATGTATCAACATCTACATATTCTAATTGTAAACTATCACCTCTAACATTTGGATCACCCACAAATCTAATTGTACCATCATTATCAATACGTTTTAATTCTGTTTGTAGCTCATAAAAATCATCTTTATATTGAGTATCTTCAATACGTTGAGGAACTAATCTAACTTCTTTTCTTGAATCTGAAATTTCATGTATAAAATATTTATATTCTTTTATAAACAACGTATTTCCAATTTTAGCTCTATCTTCTGGATTATTTTGATCAAATGGTCCAGTATATATAATATTATTTTCATCAACTAATACATTTTCATACGAACCAGCTAGTCTTCTTAAAAAATTATATTTAACTACATAACGACCTCTATCATAACCCATTTTTCTAAGTATAGTTCCTGTTTTTAATTTTACTTTTCTTTCATTAGTATCATATAAATAATCATCAGGACTTGCTATAAAACTTTCTAAGAAATTTTCATTTGTATCATAAATTGAAACTTGTATATAATCATTTGGGTTTGTCGAGAATTCACCACCCAAATATGCATATCCGGCTCCTCCTCCCGGACCTAGAGAAATAGTTTTACCGACACTTAATAATGATAAATCTTTTTCGTTTAATCTAGCCATTAATATACACCCTCTGAACCTTTATCTGTAGTCCATCCTCGCCATCCAACTGTTATATCTTTACCATCAACTATTGAATTAAGTGCACTAGGTTCTATAAGTTTTATAGTACTCTTACTAAACGCACTACTGAAAAAAGTAAAGTTATCTAGATATTTTCTTTTTTTATTATCTTCAATAAGCCAAACATCAACACTTCCTACCGCGTTGCCTTTTGTAAAAATTTCCTCTATTGCAACTCTATCACCGTTTTTTACTTCATACGTTGGAGACCCATCTTCATCAAGGGGGCCCACAGGAAGTGTACCTCCAACTTGTTCAGGTGTTGTTAATTCTGTAATTTCTCTATCTATAACTTTATCTAAAAGTTCACCCTTTTCATATAACGGATATTTAGTATCAGATTTTGAATATTGATCTTCTCTATGATCAGTTACTATCGGTTCAAGTACTAAATCAGGATTACTTTTCATTGCACTCACTAACCATGCGGGATACATTGAATAATCTTCTGTATGTAAAAAAGAATAATCTGAACTATCTTCTGTTATAGAATCTTCAAGACCTAAGCCGGTATGTATATCTTCAAAAGAATATAAAATTCCATTTTTTCTAAACTTACTATTAAGAAACTTTTTTGTTTCACCAAGATACTTATTACGAAGATCCGATACAAACTCTTGATAAAAACGTACAGTTTCTAATTCTGATTTTGTATACGGCATTATAACGTTACCTTAAATGTAAATCCCTCATCAAAATATTGGTCAGTTTCATCCGCAGTTCCACTTCCACTTATTACTCTATATTCTAATTTATAATATCTTTCAGGTTGATACCCATTCATCCAAATATTAAAGTAATTACCGGAAGAATCACAACTTAATTTAGAACCACTACCATATGGAACAACAACATCATCAGTTTCAGCATCAACAATAGAATAATAAGAAGAACCACTAGGTAAATATTTTACAGATAAATTAGATGGTGTTGTTGAATATGATTTAGCTGGAAATCTTCCTCTACCAACAACTCTAAATTTTGTTTTACTTTTTTCTTTATACTTTGGTCGTAATCCTTTCATATAAATAACCATATCTTCTAAATCAGAACCAGTTATTGGTGATAATGAACCAGTAGACCATTTTGAATCATCCCATACTGTTTCTAATGTAGGTGGATATTTTGTATGAGTATCAGATGAGAAAAATGATAAATTACCTAATTCAGTTGTACTACCTTCATCACTACCACTATTCAAGTTTCCAACACTACCACTCCGTTTTAGTATAAAACCTTCATTCGGATATACAGACCCACTTATAAGCCATGTATTTATAATATCAGTAACATTCATTCTAACATCTAAAGTATCTTGATCAAAAGAAAAAGATGCTTCAAGTGCACTACCACTGAACCAAGTTGCACCAGATGCGCTAGGACCTTGTGGTGCCCATAACGTTCCGTTAATCTTTCCTGTTCTATACATCCAACTTGTACCTTCAGTAGTTATTGGATTATCATAAGTATGACCATCACCCATTGACCAAGATTGACTAATTGGATATGCAAATAAACTTTGTGATGTTGCTAACGCCTCTGGTTTCGCGTCATATAAATTCAAAAAATGAGAACTTGAAGCATAATGTCCGTTAGATGAATTTGGAATTAATCCACGTGAAATTGATTCAGATATATAAGATAAATCAAATTTAATTAATACACGAGAAACTTGTACTATATCTCCAGTTTCACTAATATCTTTTTTTACTTCTAATATTTCATCCATACCAGTGTTCATACTACTACTAACTTCATAGATAGTCGCATCTTTATCTGCAAATGTAAAATAATGCATTCTGTTACTCCACTATACCTAAATTATCACCGACAACTTTACCTTTAATATCAGAATTAGGAAATTTAATTTCAAAAATACTCGGATCTAATGCTGGATATAAAACTCCGTCAATTAAACCACTATCAATATCATAAAAGTTTCCAGAATATCCGGCAGATGCCTTATATTTATTTTCTATTAACACTGCTAAATTATTAGGATTATTTTCTACCGGTGGTACTACAGTAGCTACACCCTCAACTAAAGATAATTCATAAGCTATATCTGATAATACAATCGGTTGTCCTATTTGCCATCTATCAATATTGAAAAAATCTTTAATTGCACTAACACATCTCAATAACACATCATTCTTATTAAATCCCATTTTTGTTAAGATTGCAAATTTTACAGCTATATTTATAATGTATGCGTCTTTTATATTAATTGCATCAGTAACCAAACGATATTGAGATAAATAAGTTTTTAAATTTTCTTTAACAGTTTGATTTAATGTTGTTAATTTTTTACTAGAATCAAATCCAAGTGTATACATATTCATAGCTAATGGATTTGGAGTTCTTACTTGTAGTTGTTTTACAGTTTTACCAACATCAGAATCATTAATTAATCTTAATTGTTCATCTAATCCTATTGATGTACTTAATTGATCATCTTGTACAAAATTAACCTTAGCTAAATTACCATACTTAGGTGGTAGTGAATACGCTCTAACAACATAATCCTCTTTTGTAACTGCTCTTTGTTGTGATTGAAAATACGCTAATGCACTTTCTCTTACTTCTCTTATAGTTTGTCCACTAGAACCACCTTTAGCTGGATTTGGATTAGTAAAAGCTACTGAATCTTTAGCTTCTTGTACTAATGTTGTTGATAATAAACTATCTTGTATAGCGTAAGAAACATTTGATAACTCAACAATATCATTTGAATTTACATTATCATCAATACCACCACCATATGCATACTTTACAGTCAATGTTGTATTAGACGGTGCTAAACCAAACGCTTTTGTTTTTAGAAAATTACTTGGATCAAATGCAGTAGTAAGATGAGAAGGGCTACCTGGTAAACTTGAACCAACCATAGTTGGGTTCGGAATAATCTCTTCATCTGGATTATCAGATACACCCGCCCCAAATCTTAATACAGAAAAATCATTTTGATCTATATAAGTTGTAAATCTACGAGAAGTTTTCTTTAACTTTAAAATATAAGGAGCAGTATCTCTGTTGATAACTGAAGTTGGATCGTTAGTAGAATTATTTTCCATATCTTCAAAAGTTGTATCTCTTGCTAAAGAATCTACTTCATACCATTTATTATTATCACTATCTGTTACTGAAATTATTTCTATAACTTTTGAATTAGACAATTTAATTTGTGAATACTTTTCTGCATTACCAAAAGAAAAATATTCAGTTGCTATATTTCCACTTTCAGCTCTAACCTGTTTTTTTAATAAAAATTTTGTTGGTATATTACTTTCAGACTCAAAAATAGTAACTTCACGTGGTTCATGTGAACTAGAAAATTTAAAATTACAATCCTCTAATGTTCTAAATGTTGTACCTGTACTTGCCGCCTTTACTGTTGCACCCGCCTTTACATTCAATGCATATCTATAATCTGGTTTTGCATTTAACGCTGGTATTCTTTGAAATACATCTAACACTGCACTAGACGGTGAAGTAACTTTTGGTTTATAACCAAATGATTGTGCTATATTATATACATTTCTTTTTTCTTCAGCATAAGCTAACAACGATTCTCTAAATTGTGAATCAATGTAATACGATAATACATCACCAACATACGCTGCCATTTCTATGAACATCATACCTGGTGATGCTTCATTAAAATCATTATATGTATTTGGAAAATATACTTTAGCAAACTCAATTAAATTATCTCTGAAATCACTGAAATCTCTATTAAGATAATTAACTGATTTCACCATATTCTTTTTTACACTTGTACGAGCCATTATAAATTCCTATTAAAGATTACCAGTTGCATAATAATTTGATAAATCGTGTGAATATGAAGTACCTAATTCAATTTGTTCTATTGTTTGAGGATTTAAAGATGTAGAATATTTCATTCTAACATAAATTTTATTTTTATCACCTTCTTCTGTTAATGTGGCTACTTCTATAATATTAATATAAGGTAACCAAACTGAAACTGCGCTTCTAACTTCTTCTTCTATTCGTTCTGGTAATGTATCATCTATTTGTTCAAAACATAATTCTCTTAATCTACTACCAAACTCTGGTTGACCAACTCTTTCACCTGGATAAGTAAGTAATAAATTTTTAAGATTATGCTGTGCTTGTTCTAATGAGTTTTTTGTCATTGCAAAATCATTAAACTTATCTCGTCTTAAAGGAAAAGATAATCCAATATATGTTTTTGGATCTAAATCAACTTCTAATGCACCCATTTATTATACTCCTTTTTTATTATCCATAGCTTTCATTAAATCACTATAATCTCGTGTTAATGCACTTGTTACATGCTCTGGAACATCATTAACTGATTTACCCGCTTTTTGTAACGTATCTACTGCTACCATATCACGTTTAACTTCATCCGGTTTACCATATCCTAAAAGTTCAGTCATTCTTGAACTATCAAAAGGTCCACCACCTACAGTTGGATATTCTTCAAATTCTTTTTGTGATTTTGTTAACCCAACTGTTTCGTTTAAAACTTTATTTAAACTTTTATTCTTAGTATACTGAATTTCTTCCTCTGGTTCTAAAACCTCAGGAACTATATCAGTTAATTTACTTGAAGCTTCCTCTTTAATAAATATCTTTTTCACTTCTTTTTGTACTTCTTTACGAACTACTTCTTGTATTATTTTCATTAACTGTTTCTTAGTCATAATAACTCCTCTGCTCTCTTTTGCAAATTATCTAATGATGGTTTTTTTGGTATTTTTACACCTTGTGCTAACTTCGCTGCCTCAGCTTCTGGATCCGGTAATGGTGGAATAGGTGGGATATCAGGTATTTTAAACTTTGGATCTGCAGTCACTACTTGTGTATTTAAAAATTCTTTATTTTTTACTTGAGAAACAATGTCTTTTGTACCTTTAGCAACATCCGCTGCAGCTTTTGGATTTGCCGCCATTTGTGGTATTCCTAACAATACTTTAGTAAGTGATGAAATTAA